GGCGCAGAAAGAATGTTTCGTCAACACATGGCGGGAACATTTGAAGAGATACACCCCGACGGCTCTGTTGTCACCAAAATTATTGGAGATAACTACGAGATTGTGGTTGGTAGTGAGAACATCGTTATTAAGGGTTCACAGAACATCACAGTTGAGGGTTCAGTGCGAGAACTTATCAAGGGTGATTATATACAGGAGATAGAAGGAGATTTCTTTCAGAAGATTCACAAGAACCATCGTGTCAAGGTGGGCGCAGCAAACGATAAGCATCCAAGAGGCCCCGGCGGTAACCGTGAAGAGGAAGTTGTTGGTAATCATGCTTACAACATTAACGAAGATGTCAATGGTCGCATTGGTGGTGACGTAGTTATCAACTCTGAGAAATCTAAATGGGAGATTATTGCTGGTCAATATACGATGGCAGTGTGTGGTAAAAAAATGGATTCAAACCCAACAGGATCAGGTATCTACATAACATCATCTTCTGATTATCTATTAAGTGTATACAGTAATATTTCGCAGTCAACTATATCAGGTATTGTGTCTATTAAGTCTGGCGATACACTTAATATGAAGTCTGCAGCTGCAATGACCATTAATCCAGAGACAACACTAACACAAACTGTTGGTACGGCATGGACTTCAACCACAGGAACGACATGGACTCATACATCTACAGGTAACGTAGCAATTAACGGTGCAAGGATTGACTTGAACTAATGGCTGAATTTCAATTTATAGTGAATGGAGAACTGGTTACTTATAATAAATACGAAGACATACCAGAAGATTTCGAAAATGTTATCAAGTTTATGCCAGACACACCAGAACCAGAAGGTGAAGATGGTAATCACACTGATGAACAACATGAAGCAATGGCAGTATGGAATGAGAGACTGCAAGAACTGATGGAGAAAGAACGTGCCCGCAGCAACTAGAATTGGCGATGCAGATGTTACACACTGTTCCACTCCAGTAAGAGCAGAAGGATCACCAACTGTGTTTGTGAATAATATTGCATGGTCGAGACAGGGTGATAATAATACCACACATCTTCTGCCCGGCGCACCGTGTCCATCACATGCAGCACCAATTGCAACGGGTTCATCGACTGTCTTTGTCAACGATAAAGGTGCTGGTAGAATTGGAGATGGTATCAGTGGATGTACTTCTGTTGCTGCTGGAAGTTCCAATGTATTTGCAGGAGGTTAGGTATGGTTGATTTTGCAAACGGCAATCTTTGCGGTGCAAGTAAAGAGTTGAATGATATATTATCAAAATTTGTTGATGCAAAGACAGAGATTGAAAGTAAACTTGATGATTCTGCATCTGCTGCGGCAGCTGCCTTCTCTACAGCGCAGAATGAAATTGATTCTTTAAAGTCCAAACTACAAACTGTTTCAATACCAACTTTACCTAAGTTGAATTTGCAGGCAGAAATTGGAAGTCTTTTATCTCAGGTTCCGGGCAGTGTAGGTTATGCTCTTGCAGCTGCTAAAATTGCTTTGGAATTTAAAGATGATATTGAAGCAAAGGGTTTGACTTTAGAAACTCTTGTTTCTTTATCATCTGCAGCCAGTGATGCAATATGTAAAGTCGTTCCCAATCTTGAAAAAGAAGCAGGAAGCACAGAACCAGCAGTGGAGAAACCACCAGCAATTAAAAAACCGGACAAACCAGCAGAACCGGAAACTACATCTGTGGTAGTTCAGAATGAAGAAGTTGAAAAAGATAAAGTTGAAATAGAACAGAAAACTGTTGATTTTGATGTTAGTCCCACACCACCCGAAGAAGATACTGGAGCATTTAAAGTCACGAAAGTTACAAAAGAAGTCTCTGTTCAAGGTGGTGGGTCCACTACTACCAAAGCTGCTGAACCGGCAAAGGGAAATAATGTCGTATCCGGCGGTGGGTTTATACATAAAACCAAACATGCTCGTGAATATGTAAAATTTGCAGACATAAAAACATCAGATGGTTTTTTGTTAGAGTTTACAAAATTACAACACACACCAACGGCCGTTAAAGAAATTTATATATACCCTCAATTTGCAATCCGAGATTTTCTCATAACTCCGACAAACTCTAGTATCGCTGCGGGAAATCCAGTTCTTGCTGGTCAGATAAAAGAATGGTTTCAATCAGGCCGTCCACCGTATTATGAATCTGAGTTCGGTCCACACATGGTTCTAGTTTATGGAAATTCTGTAGGATTTGCTAAGCCTGAAGTAAAAAATGGTTCTATTATATTTGACTCTTCCATCAAACTTGAGGGTGATCACCCCGGCAATGTTACCAGTGTTAAAAGTTTAGGTCGCCGAAGGGGTGATAACGGAAACGTATGGGTTGAAAAAAATAAGTTTAGTGCAAGGATTAATAATAGTAATGTTTTTTTTGAAGATGCTAATTTGAATAAAAGGTTCGGTGGATACGCAGCGTATATATCGTATTCCTATCTTGATAATTATGATGCTGACATTGCAGTATAAATACAAACATATAAAAGGAGTTATATTATGGGAAAGAAAAAATCAAGAGCGACACAAACATCAAAGGGTGAACGCAACAACGTAAGCAAAGATTTGAGTAAAGCACTTCGTAGGGATTACTTGCAGAATAATCTTGCACGAACAACTAATCAAGTTAGTGCATTTAAGAAGGGTAAGAATGTCATGTTGACAATTCCTAACCCAAATACAAATGAGACAAACAAACCATTTGTTCGTGTAAACGCAAAGGACGTTTGGAAGTTTAATAAACCTTATATCATGAAACAAAATACATCTGAAAATGTATAAATAATACTAAAGAGGAATGCTCATGGGCGCTAAAGACGCATATACTGACGGTACATATCAGGGACAAGAACGCGCTGCTCAACTGTATTCCGATATAGATTTATTTTTTGGGCCTAAGACGGGAACAAACGATATCAACAAGGTGACAGATTTTGTAGCAGTCAAACGATCTGTCAGAAATCTTGTTCTAACCAACTTCTATGAGAAACCTTTTCATCCCGAAATTGGTTCTGGTGTGAGAGATATTCTATTTGAGCCTATGACTCCTATCACCGCATATGTTCTGACCATGAAGATAGAAGAGGTGATTGAAAACTTTGAACCAAGGGCTAGACTCGTTGGAGTTAGAGCCATACCTAATCTTGATAACAATGCATATAATGTTTCAATTGAGTTTTATGTTGTCAACGCACCCACAGAACTTGTCAACATGGAAGTTCTATTAGAGAGATTACGATAATGGCAGCAAACAGGCAGCGACTCAGTGTAACAGAATTTGATTTTGATGAGGTTAAGGATAACCTAAAACTTTTCATGCGAAATCAGACAGAGTTCAAGGACTATGACTTCGAAGGTTCTGGTCTATCTGCTCTTTTAGATGTGCTTGCATACAATACGCACTACCTTGGTTTCAACGCGAACATGCTTGCAAACGAGATGTTCCTTGACTCTTCTCAGTTGAGGTCGAGTGTGGTTTCTCATGCGAAAACATTGGGTTACACCACTCGTTCTGCAAAAGCATCTAATGCGGTTGTTGACATTTTTCTTAACACAACGAATGCAAGCGCAACGATGCCAGCAGGAACGGTGTTCAGTGCTAGTGTGGATGATGTATCTTATCAGTTTGTAACTATAGCTGAAGCTGTGGCATTTAACAGAGGTTCGACTATTGTCTTTGATAATATTAGAATTTATGAGGGTAGTTATGTTTCAAGTCGATATGTTGCTGACACTCAGAATGTTGAACAAAGATTTCTAATTAATGATAATCGTGCAGACACTACAACTCTTTCGGTTGTGGTTCAAAACTCTGCAACAGATACTATACAAACAACATTTACTCAAGCAACAGATATTGCTGGACTAACCTCTACATCGAATGTATATTTTATTCAAGAGGTTGAGGGCGGTCAATATGAAATATATTTTGGTGACGGTATTCTGGGTTCTGCGATAGAAGATGGTAACATTATTATTATGCAATATGTTGTGACCAACAAGGGTGCAGCTAACGGTGCAAGCACATTTACCTCTTCTACTGCAATTGATACGGTCAATAGTGTTAATGTTGTCACTGTCTCAAATTCTGCTGGTGGATCAGAACCAGAAAGTATTGAGTCCATCAAGTACAACGCACCACTAGATTATGCATCACAGGGAAGGTGTGTTACAACAGAAGATTATAAGACATATGTTAAACAGTTGTTTGTAAACACTCAAGCGGTTTCTGTCTGGGGTGGTGAGGATGGTTCGTTCAATGATGTTTCTGGTGTGTCAGACATTGCAGAGTATGGTAAAGTTTTCATTAGTGTTAAGTCAACTACAGGACTAAATCTGAATGAAGTTCAGAAGGCTCAGTTGGTCACAGACTTGGCACCATTTACTGTTGCATCTATTACTCCTGTGGTTGTTGACCCAGAAACACTTAATCTAATTCTTAATGTTAATTTCAAATATGATACTAATGCAACATCTAGTTCAAAAGAAGCTATTGAGTCCTTAGTTAGTAAAACTGTGACCTCGTTTAATAATGACAATCTAAAGGTTTTCAGTTCAGTGTTCCGCCACTCTCAGTTTACAGGTTTGGTTGATGATACAGACCCGTCGATACTTAGTAATATTACCACGGTGTCTCTAGCTTCTCTCTACACACCGAATACTGCTGGTTCATATTCGTTCACGGTTAACTTTGGAAATGCACTGTACAATCCACACTCTGGCCACAACTCTGCATCTGGTGGTGTTATTGCATCGACAGGGTTCTTTGTCTCTGGTAATACAAATGAGATGTTCTTTGATGACGATGGCGCGGGAAATCTTCGCATTTACTATTCAGTGAGTGGAGTGCGAACATATTTTTCATCTACTGCTGGAACTATTGATTATGCAACTGGTGTGTTGTCAGTTAGTCCTATTTTTATAACTACAGTATCGAATGTAGATGGTAGTGTATCATCTGCGATTAGATTTACTGCTATTCCATCATCTAATGATATTGTGGGTAAAAGAAATCAGATACTTGAAATAGATACAGTTAATACAACAATCAGTGCTAATCAAGATACCATTGCAGTTAATAGCGGAGGTGGTAGTTCTACATTTACTACAACCCCTAGTATCGCATCAACGTCGAGTTATTAATCATGCCACCTTTTGATTTAGCTTGGACCCCAACTCTAGAAAACAAACTCAGTAGCCAAATTGACGGACAGTTACCCGACTTCATTGCTGAAGACCATCCGAAGTTTTCTTTATTTCTAAAACATTATTATCAGTTTCTAGAGGCGGGTGAACTTAGAGTTGATGTTAACATCGACAACATTCTGCTAGAAGTTGAGACATCTACCAACCTTCTTAGTGAAGATGGGACACTCGTTGTTACAGAAGTTGGTTCTGGCTCAACAGGTAAGTTTATTGCGGGTGAGACAATTACAGGTGGCACATCTTATGCGACTGCTACTGTTCTTGTTGAAGACCTTGGTAATGAAAACCCAAGACTGTTTATATCCTCTCAACAGCTGTTTGAAACTGGTGAAACTATAACTGGTGGAACCTCTGGTGCATCTGGAACAGTTACACGGTATCGTGCAAACCCCGTACAGAATATTCAACAGATGTTGGCCTATGCTGATATCGATAATACTATCTATGACTTTATTGAACAGTTTCGTAAATCGTTCATGGAAGCTATTCCGTCAAATCTTGCTACGGGAATTGACAAGAGAAACCTAGAAAAACATATTCGTGAGTTGTATCGACGGAAGGGTACAAAAGAGGGTGCAAAACTCTTTATGAAAATTCTTCTGGATGAGAATGCCGAGGTATTCTATCCTAACCAATATATGTTAAGAGTCTCTGATGCTGATTGGGACGAACCAACAATTCTTCGTTGTTCAACAGTTGGTTCATCTGTTCCTAGTGAAATTATTGGACAATCTATTACAGGTCAGAATTCGGGCGCAACTGCTCTTGTTGAAGACGTTACAATTTTTACAGCTGCCGGTGGTGTATCTTATATTGAAGTTCAGATTTCAAGTGTGGTGGGGTCATTTCAAGCTGACGAGACTATCTATGCAACATCCTCTGTACAAGATGTTCGTTTTAACTTTATTATTAGGCAGATAAACAGTACAGTATCAATTACAAATGATGGAACACTGTATCAATCTGGTGATGAGATTGATCTAGACTCATCAGTTTTGATTGGTAGTGGTGATGTTAGTGCAACTGTCGGAGACATTCAGACGGGTTCGGTTTCTGATGTTTTGGTTGACGATGCCGGTACTGGTTATGAAATAGGCGACCTTGTAGTATTCACAGACAATGGCACCGAGGCTGGTTTTGTTAAAGAAGCAGAAGCACAGGTCACTGTTATTCATGGTAATATTATTGATGAGACAGATAGTGACATTATTCTACAAGAAGAAGGCACAAATCAATTTATAGAATTATTTAACTTTCAGTTGGAAGAAGGAACTACTGTGGGTGAGGAACCCTATGCAGTTCTTGGTATTGATAGGACATACTCTAATACTGCCGGTTACTACTACCCAATATATTTAACAAACTATGCTGCATCACAGTCTACTATCACAAAATCTTCGGCGTTGGTAAATGGTGCAACCTTTGCATCAACTACAGTGGCGTTGGACGGAAATGCTGGTGGCACTATTGCAATAGGAATGACTGTAAGAGGAACCAGTATTGGTATTGATGAAACTGTTACAGTTACAGCTGTTGCAAGTCAGAGTTCAATCACACTGTCCAGCGCACAAACACTACTTGATAATGAAACTCTAGTGTTTGAGACTATAGCAACAGCAGTAAGACAATACGAGTTTTTAGAATATCCCGGCATCATCTTTTATTCACCCACTGCATCCACCGCCTCGGCACAGTCAACATACGATAGTAACACATACACTCTTTATGGTGGTAACTTCAATCATCGTTCAGATCAGTTATATAGTGAGTCTGGTAATGCTGCAAGTTATACTGATGGTATAAACACTGAGGCTGTTTTTGGTGATCGTTTGCAGACTGAATTTGCGGTTAACCAAACTAGTATAGACACAAATCGTTATGACAATGAAGGATTTATGTTAGAGTCTGGTTCTGGTGATATTACAAAGGTTACTATGAATAACGGCGGCCGAGGTTATTCACTGTTACCGACTGCGACAGTAATAAGTCAGTATGGTGCAAATGCCAAAGTCTTTGCAACCACTCAAGATATTGGACGAGTAGAATCTCTTAACGTAACTAATCCCGGCTTTAATTATAGTGAAGCACCCACTACTGAACTTCGTGCAAACTTTATTGTTAAAGATATATCAGGAACCTTCGAAGCAGGCGCTGCATTAACTGCTCCCGGCGCAGGCACGGTAAGGTCATTTGATGCGACAACTCAGGTATTGTCCGTTTCTCTTGAAGATACTATTGCAGTAGAAGGTGAACAAACTGTCGCAACTCCCACTGAAGGTATGCGTCTAGAAGATTCTCTAGTCGATCAATCTTATGTAGATGTTAATCTTATTTCTGATGCTGACCTTGTATATGGAGATAATCTTGTTGATGAAAATGGAGACAGAATTCTAATAGATGCAATTGCTGCACGAACAGATTATATTCTCCTAGAGGATGATCAGGGTGAACTTATTATGGAGCATCCTGAAAATAATGAATACGATACTCGTCAAATTAAATTTGTGCAAGAGACTTCTGCTCCTGATACAACTAAAACAAATGTTGGAGATTTTATCGTTCTTGATGCAGACTTGGTTTATGAAGAAGATTTGGTTCTTGATGCTAGCGCATCTGGTGTTGATGTTGGTGAGAAAATTCTCTTCAATGCGACAGACTCAAATGGAACAGATGATCCTAGCAATCTTATTGTTATGGAATCTGGGGATGAAGCTAACAATGAACTTCTACAAGAAACTGAACCATTTACTAATATTTTATTGGAAGGGACAAATTCTTCCAGTTTACATGAGGGACAAAAGGTATTATTTGAGGATGCTGGCGCAGATTATTTAAGTACAGAAACAACAATATCAACCGCAACTGCTTCTGCAAAAATACTTGATGTTGATGTTGGTAAAGCATCCTTCTCATTGGGTACTACTGCTGAAAAAATAGGTTCCTTTAGTGGTATTGAAAATTTGATAGGTGAAGAACTTATCAGAATTCAAGACTCTTTTTATTATCAGCAGTTTTCTTATGAGATACAAACAAATGCTAGTGGTAATAATTATTTAAATGAATTGAAAAAAGCAGTTCATCCAGCAGGATTTAATGTATTCTCTAAAGTTCTTCAGACAAGTTCTGTGTCCATGAAGGTTGGTACAACTGGTGCAAGTCTTGGTAGGAATGATTATGACCTTAACACATATAGTGCAATTCTTGCATCCACGTTTACAACTTTGTTTAGTGAAACTGTACAACGGCGTCTTGGTGTTCAACTTGAAGAAGAAGATGATATTCTACTAGAGACTTCTATCATTCAACGTGACGGTGATAAATTTATTCTTGAAGAATATACCTCTGTCACAGATTTTGGACAAAGCCTTCCTGCAACATATGACGGTGATGAAACCTTCGACTCTGGGACCATCACTATGGATTCGTCTGGCGGCATAGAAGTTTTCTTTTTACAACTTGAGGATGCTCGTTTTGCATACCCAGATTTTGAAGCGATTGTTGTTGAACATGGAATTGGTGCTGGTGAGTTTGGTGTATTGCTTACAGAAGATTCGGATCGTATTATTTCAGAACGTGCAGAAGTCATATCAAATAATCTTGTTCTTAATGGGACGGAGAGTGGCCACCTTCAACAATCTCAGGACGATGCTGGATCAGATATTCTTACAGAAGATGGAGACTCAATTGGTCTTGAAGATGGTTTGCGTGATGGTATCTCTTTCATACTTGGAGAAGATAAAAGTGTGTCTGATAATCTTCTGGATGAAACAAATGCTGATACATTTATTTATGATGGGGGCGGTGACTTTAACGCAGATGTGTTCTTACGACAGAATATTACGACTAAGGTAACTGCAAGCGTTAATGTTGCAACACCCAACGGACTTGAATTCCTTGCAACAAAAACTATTGAGGGCATTACGGGCGATGGTATTGAACTGGAAGTTGGCAGTTCTCAAAAAGGTAGTCGTTTGTTACTTACCCAAACTGCTGGTGACGGAACAGATTCAGACGATCATATTCTATTAGAAGCCGCGTCTGATTTTAATCTAAATCAAAGTGTAACTAGTACTACTTACACAACTCTGGGATATTCTAGTAATAACTTCAGTCGAGATTCCTTGGTATTCTTCCCAAATGAGAATGATGGTCTTATTGATGACAACATCATACTTGAGGGACAAGAAATTGGAACATTCAAACTAGAGGATGAAACAACTGTGGCCACAACATTTGGTGATGATCTTCTGTTGGAAGACTCTACTGGATTTGGTGTTGGTCAAAAAATACAACTTGAAAGGACGTTTATCGCACTAGAAGATTCATTAAACACTGGTATGCCTCCATTTGGTGTATCTGGTAGCACCATACTTGATCCGTTCAATACACCAGCCGATATATTTGTTAATACTATTGGTAAATTAACTGCTGAAGAGGATTATGATTTTATAGTATTCAATACTGAGGCAGATGAGAATGATCAAATTATTCTTGAGGATGGAACTGAAACTGATTTGTACATCCAAGCTATAACAAATCTTTTCTACCTTAGTCAGACAGACTTATCTTTTGCATCTAATAATTTAACTTTTGATGACAGCGTAACTTTTGATGCCGAGTAGACCTATAAACGATTTATAAATAGAATAAAATAAGATTAACAACAGAATATCTTTTGATATGAAAGATATAAATAGAACAAAGGAAGAATAACAATGGCATATCAATCAATAGGATTAGGAACTACTGCAGGCGATGGTACAGGGGATACTCTTCGTATTGGTGGTGATAAGGTCAATGACAACTTTGTTGAAATCTATACCTTACTGGGTACGGGTTCTGCATTAACTTCTGGTATCAGTGCAACCGCCTCTGTTGTTACTCTTGCTGGGCCAACAATCACTGGTGTTGCATCATTTGCAGACGGTAGTAATTCTGCCCCTTCAATTACAAATACGGGCGACACAAATACAGGTATTTACTTTGGTGCTGCTGATACAGTCAACGTCACCACTGGTGGAACCAAACGAG